CCTACCCAAGCAACAGAAATACGGGCTTCTCTGGGAGCCGCTCATGGTGGACGCAGCCATCGAGATGCAGATGATACGACAGGGAGGCACCTATAAGGGACACGGCAACGGGCTCTTCTTCCATTTCAAAGCGTTTATCAGCCTGCTCTGGCCGGATCACGTCTGGCATCGTTGGAACGAACTGGAACTGGCCAGCTACCTCGAGTACCGCATCATCGGCGAGATGGGGCCGGCCTCCAGCGGTAAGACCCACTCCGCGGCGATCAATGTCCTCGCCGATTACTACCCGTGGAGCGACTGCACCACTGTCCTTGTCTCATCTACCGAACGAGAGATGCTCGAAATGCGCGTGTGGGGTGAGATCAAGAAGTACCACCGTATGGCTCAGGACGAACCAACTTTCGTGGCTGACCAATGCCAGCGTTCGGGGTGGGGGAGTGAATCAGCGGACAGGCTGGAAGCCTCTGGTTCAAAACGTCAACTGGCCGGGGATATTTCAGGCGGCTTACATGTACGAGCCGCCATTCGCTAATCCGTATCTCGTCGTCATGATCGGGGGGCGCATCTATCAGATTCGGGTGGATACGGACAACTCGGTGGTGGATCTATCGACAGCTTTTCCCGGCATGACGATGCCACCAAACGAGCCGCTTGGATTCATGGCTCAGGGGGAGGAGTTTCTCGTCATCCAATCGGGAGACTTGGTGACGCTTCCGTTGTTCTGGGACGGTGCGATTCTGCGACGAAGCCGCGGGTTCCTTGGCATCGGTGCGGGCCAATCCACTCTGGATAATGCGTTTCAGATTACGATCCGAAACGACAACGACACGAGGGTTGGAACAGTGATTCCCGCTGGGAGTTTGTTCACCACTGACCAAGGTAATTTCACGCTCCAGTCGCCGTTCACTATCCCACCAATTGCAACGTCATCGGTGGCCAATATCACTGAAGCCTACGCAGGAACTCCCCCTGTCGTGGTGAACATTTTCGTTCCTGGGCCATTCCCTGAAAACCCGTCATTTGGCTCCAATACCTACCAATGGACTATCACGGCCAAGCTTTCCACAGGAGCAACCACCGGCATTGCCTCCGAACTGCCTGCTGCCGGCCCGATGGACTATTACATGGGCAGGATGTGGTACGCTTTCGGGCGCCAGTATTGCGCAGGAGACATCGTTGGCAGTAGGGCGTCAGGGACGGCTCCATACGACTATCGAGATTCCATCCTGAAGACGACCGAGAACCCTGTGTCTCTGGCCGGGGATGCGTTCATTGTCCCGACCAACGCCGGCAACATCCGAGCCCTCAAACATAGCGCCAACCTAGACAGCGCCTTGGGAGAAGGCACTCTGTATCCGTTTACGAGGAAGAACATTTACGCCACGACCGTTCCTCCTAGACGCGCCGATTGGTCTGCACTCAGTGAACCATTACAGCGCGTGGCCCAGCGCGATTTCGGTTCGGTTGGCGATCGCTGCGTTGTGCCGGTCAATGGCGATCTGTTTTATCAGGCAATGGATGGCGTGCGGTCGCTGGCTGTCGCCGTTCGTAACTTTGGAGACTGGGGAAACGTGCCCATCAGCAAGCCGGAGCAGAGAGTCCTTCGATTCAACAATCGCGCCTTGATGCGATTCGTGAGCGGCATCAATTTCGACAACCGAATGTGGCAGACGGTTGGTCCGTTTCAGACGGACAAGGGAGTGGCTCACCAGGGGATCATCATAATGGACTTCGATCCTCTCGGATCGATGGTGGACCGGTTTCCTCCAGTGTGGGAGGGAATGTATGAGGGTCTTTACATCCTACAACTGCTGGAGGCTGACTTCGGCGGGTTACAGCGGGCGTTTGGACTCATCGTGAGCCGGGAGACTGGCAACATCGACCTTTGGGAGATGACGACACAGGATCGCTGGGACAGTCAGGTGGAAAACGACGGCGACCGCGTGACTTGGTATCTGGAGACTCCGGCCTACACATGGGGCGATCCGTTCGCGTTAAAGAAGCTGGACGGGCTGGAACTGTGGTTCGACAAGATGCTTGGCACCGTCCAGTTCATGGTCGAATACAAGGTGGATCAAGCTCCCTGCTGGATACCGTGGCACTCATGGAAGCAATGCGTAGCCAAGGATTGCCGCGAAGACCCTGATGCAGTGACGTGCCCAGAATATCCTGTGCAACCCTACTGCGAGGGCTTCAAAGCAACGGTATCGTTACCGACCCCTCCGCGCCCGTGTGAACCGAACAACGCACGACCATCAGATTTGGGGTATCAATTCCAGATTCGTTTGACGATAAAGGGATGGTGCCGTTTGCGTGGATTGCGCATCTACGCCCTGCCGATGGCAAAGGCTCCGTACCAAAACCTCCTCTGCTCGGCCAGCAACTTCTTCGAGCCGGATCTGACACTGACTCAAGTGACTCCAACGCCGCCTGCTCCACCACCGGAGCCACCAGTGCCGCCAGAGCCTCCTATTCCACCTGACCCACCAGATCCGCCCGATCCTCCGATTGAGAATTTGGTGACGTGGGAGCCGCCTACGGCGATTGCTGGGTGGCAAGACAGTTTGTTCAACGCCTTCACTGGAGACCTCGCTACATTCGTGGCGACGGCGGATCTGAACGACTTGGTTCAGTTCGAGTTGTTGAGCGTCGGGGTTACGGCCATTACGAACTTCGACGACATGGTGACGTGCGTTACGATGAATTTGAGCGGTAATGCACTGACCATTATGCCGGACCTTCCGGCATCGCTTGGAACGATCAATGCCTCATCCAACCAACTCGTCACCGTCACATCACTGCCGGATAACCGGGGATGCCCTGAAATACCTGTGCATTTCTGGCTTCATCGACCTCCAAAACGACACCGGCATTGCCTATGATTTGAGTGCTCATAAAAGTTTGCTAACTCGTAAGTCGTGATGCCGCTTGCGGTGACAATTCGCGCACATAACCTCGCACTTAGAAATTTCGGCCAACACACGATCAATACCATAGTTTGGAAGCGATTCAGCTATGGTGAATTCTTTCTCACCTTTAATGTGATGAAAATCAAGACACCTTGGATCATGCTCTCCGCACGAACACCCTTTCTCAGCCTTGATCGCATCAATTATCTTTCGGTACCTAACCCTTCTGTTGTGTACATATCTCTTGATGTGTTCAGGGTGATTTTTAGCCCACCTCGTAGCATACTTCGACTTTTCTTGCTTTGTCTTCACACCCATGCCCAACCAATATTAAATGTACCGTGCAATAGATGCTCCTGTGCTGCGCCATCGTTGATTGTCACCCACTGCTGACATGGAACGACGTAAGCGCGTATCTTGAAAGTGCCGTCCACAGTCCAATAAGCCATCACACGGATGTTTTCGATCAAATGTTCGTCCACCGAATGCACTGCGGTGGTCACCGGGAGAACCCATGCCTCGACTTCGGAAGTAACCACAAATCCAGTCTGCCCCGTAACGTCCAGACTGGTTTCTGCCGCTCCGGGGAATGCCCCGAAGTCCAACGCCGCTTGTCCAGAAGCGCCCATCTATGCAAAGGTGAGAGTCCAAGTGATCTGAAGAGTGTCCGCGGCGAGTTTGTTCACCACGGCAAAGCTTGCGCTCATCCACATGTTGACCGTGTTGGCTGTCGCGATGTCGAACACGCCCGCTTCCGTAATGGCCCCAGTGCCGTCGCCAGCCGCCCAATCAGCAACCATCGTGACGACGGAGCCCAGGCGGGTCTTGGACGTGAGTGCGTTCCGATCAATCTCCGCACCCAACAAAGTCGCGGCTGGAGTGCCGGTGCCGATCGCCATATGCGTCGGCTTGTTCAGCGTAGGGGCGGCGAGAATCTGGTCAGCGGCTCCAGCTAATCCGGCAGTGGTGACAAGATTGTGAACGCTCTCGTGCTTCACCTTTCCGTCCCAAAGAAGCCCGGCAAATCCGAACTTGATCATCTCAGGGAAATCTCGCAGTTGTTGAATACTGTCCTTTCCAAGCCGGAGTCCAAATCCGGTGAACCTCCCAAGGTGACAGTGAACTCTCCCGTGACGGTGAACACGCCTGAACCAGCGCGTAAATGGAAGTTCGTCATCTCTCGCGACGCAGAGGG